TTCGGTCAAGCCGTTGACACGTCATTGGCTGATTTAAAGGGTGGCACGACAGGTCAGGTTTTGTCTAAGGCGTCAAACACGGACATGGATTTTACCTGGATTGAACAAGACGATTCGACCCTGGCATTCAATGCCCAGACTGGCACGACTTACACCCTGGTTGCCGCTGACGCTGCAAACAAATGGGTCACGACTTCAAACGCTTCAGCCGTTACCGTTACCGTTCCACCTTCAGTTTTCACGGCTGGCAACATCATCAATGTTCAGTCAATTGGCGTTGGCTTGACTTCGTTTGCGCAGGGCGCAGGCGTGACAATCACATCAACAGGGGCAACGTCTTCAGCACCAGTTTTGCGCGCACGCTATTCGGCTTGCACAATTATCTGCACCGCTTCAAACACCTTCACCATTGTGGGCGATTTGGCGTGATAATTCCAGGCGTTGTTGCTTCCAGCCGAAGTCGAATCAATTACAAAAACATAATTCTTGCCGATAACCCAATTGGTTTTTGGTTGTTAGATGAAACAAGTGGATCTACAGCGACGGACTCATCCACTCAATCAAGAAATGCTACTTATCTAAATAGTCCAACATTAAACCAATCTGGACCAAGTGCTGCGATTCCTAAATCCGTTGCATTTAACGCAGCGTCTAGTCAGGGTGCTTACACTGCTGCCGTTTCAACTTATGCAATTGCACCAAATGCAAATTGGTCAATAGAAGGGTGGTTCAAGAGCAATGCAGCTGACATTGACATGGCTGGTTTAACAATTCACCCGGGGTATGGTGCAAGCACCACTGGTAACGAACAAGTTTTGACAGGTAACTTTTTTGTCAACGCAACGCCTAATATTCTTATCGGACAAAGCGCGGGAACAGCAAGCAATTACATCAATTTAACTTCTACTGGCAAAAGAGATAATGCTTGGCATTATTTTGCTCTCACTTCTGCATCTGGTGGAAACTTAACTTTATACATTGATGGAACATCAGTAGGTTCATCATCAACAAGCCGTAGAGGGTCGACGCAAAACAATAGTGTGGGTCTTGGAATGTATTGGAACGCTTCGGGAAGCCCACAAACGTTTTTTACAGGAAACTTAGCCGCGTGCGCGGTGTACAACACAACACTCTCATCAACTCAAATTACTGATCACTACAATGCGGGGAAACCATGAGCATTTTATTCGAGTCACACACAGAAGAATTAACAGATTTTGTTTTTAATGATGAAGTAATAACCAATTTTGGTTCGGTAGTTATAACAACGACTGAATTTCCCTATCAAGAACAAAAGGAAAGCGAATGAGCAATTATCCCGACGGCACAAATGCCAGGTTGATCGAAGTCGCAGCAGCTGAAGTCGGCACCATTGAAGAAGGCGACAACCTGACGAAGTACGGCAAATTTACAAAGGCAGACGGTTTGCCCTGGTGCGGAAGTTTCGTCAACTACGTTTGCCACATGGCTGGCGTAAAGATTCATTCAGTTGTTTCAACTGCAATCGGCGCACATAAGTTCAAAGAAATTCAACGCTGGTCTGGCATGCCGCAACTGGGCTATTTGGCTTTCATGGACTTTCCACATGACGGCGTTGACCGCATTTCACACATTGGAATTGTGGTTGGACTAATTGACACAAAGACATGCTTGACGATCGAAGGCAACACCAGCGGGACAGGCGACCAACGCAATGGCGGCATGGTCATGGTGAAGGTTCGGTCATACGGTGAAGGCAAGGAAATCGTCGGTTTCGGTATTCCAAAGTTTGTGCCCTATAAGGGAGAATTTCCAATAGTTGAAATGCCAAAGTCGGCAGCGAAGCCAACAAAGGAGAAAAAATGGAACAAGCCAAAGCCGTAGCAGCATCATGGGCACGATCATTTATGGCGGCAGCACTTGCCCTATACATGGCGGGCGTGACTGACCCTAAAACCCTTGCAATGGCAGGTGCAGCAGCAGTCGCACCAGTCATTTTGCGTTGGTTGAATCCAAACGACAAAGCCTTCGGTTCTACGGGGAAGTGAACCGACGATTCGCAGCGGCAGGGTTGGCTTGGGCACTTGCGCTAATCCTGTCCGCTTGCGGGTATCAAGGGTGGGTACGTTATGAATGCCAAGAATTCGACAACTGGTCAAAAGCGCATTGCCAAAAACCGCAATGTCTCCCCACTGGAACATGCACTGACGACCTACTTGGAATTGAATCGGAACAGACCCGCACGCCGTAAGTCGCCCGAAGAAGTTCACGCGCAGCTGATTTTGATAATTGGTTCAACCCTTGCAGCCGTGTTTTTGGTTGTAACCGTAGGCATAACTTATGCGCTCATTTTTGTAACGCAACCAGTCAGCGCGCAAGCACCGAATGACGCAGCCTTTATCGATCTATTGAAGACCCTGGCAATTTTCTTGACTGGTTCATTGGGCGGGGTACTTGCTGGCAACGGACTGAAATCAAAGCCAAAGCCCGTAGACACGCCGACAAACACGCAAGGTTCTTGACCGCGCGCCAATCATGCGTCACCCTGAGTTCAGGTGGTAGTCCTACCGCCAAGAATCGGGAGAATTCAAAAATGGTACTTGATCTACTTGACCCGCAAACGCTGGGTCGTTTATCGCTTGTCGTCATTCTTATGGTGATTTCAGCCGCTGCGGGATACGCAAAAGGCTTCAAAGAAGGCAAGCGTGAAGGCATGGCACGACGTAAGGCAATGGTTCGTCACATAGCAAATAAGGCGGTCAAATAATGGCTGGCTTCCTGGACAACTACGAAGACGTAGCGGCACGAATCAAACGTTTTTGGGAGACACACCCGTCAGGGCGTATTGAAAACAACATCATTGAATTCAATGCTGAAAAGGGTTTCATTTTAGTTCAAACCCAAATCTTCAAAGAGTACGAAGACGAAAAGCCTTCAGCGATCGATTACGCCTTCGGAAACGTGGCAACCTACAACGTGCAAATGAAAAAGTTTTTTGTCGAAGATACGGTCACGTCCAGCATTGGACGCTGCATTGGTCTTTTGCTGGGTACGGACAAACGCCCAACCCGTCAGGACATGGAGAAGGTCGAAACGATCAGCACAACCGTTGCCAAATCAACCGCTGACGACTATGACCCGTGGTCAAAGAAGTTCGGTGACGTGCCTAGTTACAAAACCGCAGCTGAAGCCGAACAGTCGGGCATTCCTTCACTGGGTTCATCAATGGACGAAATTGCAAAACAATTGGGTGGTCAATTGGTAGAAGAAGCACCGCAATGCAGTCATGGTCACCGCATTTGGAAGCAAGCCCACGAAGGCGCACCAAAGAATTGGGGTGGGTATTTCTGCACTGAGCGCACAAAGGCAACGCAATGCGCGCCAAACTGGTACGTATTGACATCAACAGGCAAATGGGCACCCCAAGTATGAGCGACTACGTCGAAATAATCTATCCACAAAGCATGACTGCCAAACTAATGAAAAACGGTGAAGTTATTGCCGAATACAAAGTCGCACAATGCGACGGGTGTGCGTTGGTCACAAAACTAGACGCATTTGGTTACAAGATCGGACAGGCAGGCGAAAAACTTGCCTGGTTGTGTGGTGGTTGCAGATGAACGCTTACATGCCAGCAAGCAAAACCGACAACTGGTCAACGCCACAAAACCTATTTGACGAATTGAACGCAATTCATCATTTCACATTGGATTCAGCTGCCAGTTCTACAAATCACAAAACGCCAGTGTGGTGCGGGCTTGATCATGAAAACCCAGGAATGCGGGACGGTTTGGCAATTACTTGGGAAGGCAATCGCGTTTGGTGTAATCCGCCTTACGGTCGCGTCATTAAGGAATGGGTAAAAAAAGCGCACAATGAATCACGTCATGCTGAAATTCTAATGCTATTGCCAGCCCGTACCGATACGGCTTGGTTTCATGATTATGCAATTCGGCACAAAGTGACGTTCATACGTGGACGTTTGAAATTTGGTGGTCAAATAGGTTCAGCACCTTTTCCTTCAATTTTGGTGGAGTTCAAATGAAAATGACATTAACTCGCGAAGAAGAAACCGTCTGCATGTTAGCAGCGGTCAAATTGCAGGTTGACAATCGCAAATTCATGGACAACCCGCAACGTCACCAAAAGGAAATGGGGACGTTTGAATACCTGGTTGAATCGGCTGAAGCAATTGGCAGCGAATGGGTTGTTGCAAAATACTTCGATCTACCTTTCAACCCTTATGAAAACAAATTCAAAACAAAGGCTGACGTTGGCAATGCGATCGAAGTTCGGTGGACTAAGTACGTTGCCGGGCAATTGATCGTTCACGAATACGACAGACCAAACGACATTGCAGTGCTGGTCACTGGTCAATCACCGCATTACTTCATAGCAGGGTGGATTCCCATTGCAATGGCACAACGCCCGAAGTATCGACACAGTAAGCAACCAAACTGGTGGGTCACTCAA